ATTTGATAAGTGGATACAAGCTTTGAAATTAATTTATCAAACAAAGACGCTTGTAGGAGTCGGGTCAGGTACAAGAGGTAGGAATACAACTTTCTCATACCCCTCTAATGTACCAAGACTTGCAAAACGTAGAGATTAACACTTGTCAAAAGTTGACAATAGTGTTATAATAAATATGAATGGAGGATTAGTATGACTAACGAAACAGAGGATATTATGGAGCAGTCCACGGACTCACTTCAGGATAATCCCAATCTGTCATCAGATGACATGCAAGCCAAAATCGCAGAACTAGAATCGGAAAAGAAAGATTTGAATTCAAGAGTTGGTGACATGGCTCGTAAAATGGGGGAACAGGAACGTGACCTAGAAGGTAGATACCAAGAATGGTACACGGGACTACAATCTTATTATGACGAGCAGCTTAAAGCCAAAGATGGAGCTATTAACACTCTTGAGCAACGATTAATCGAAGCCGATGACACAGATGGAGCCAAATTGGTTCTTGAAGAAAGACAACAGCGTGACGATGCTGCTGCACAAGCTGAACAAGAACGTAGAGAACAACAAATGCGAAGGCAGGAAGTTCTTTCACAGGCTGTTCAACAAGCAGTAAGTGCGTTTCCTGATGTTGACCCTAGTGCGTTAAGCGGTGCTCAAACACCTCAACAGGTTTGGCAAATGGCAGGTGACTTAAGTTCAAAAGCGCAAGAATCTAAAATGGATGCGCGTATAAACAACTTAAAAGAAGAATTACTAGCTGCAGTCAAACCTAATAGAGATGCCCAAGTACCCGCACAAGAAGAAGCGTCCCGTACACCGGGAACATCGCGTGGATCTGAAACTGCCTCAACGAGTAGGCGCGATGGCAGTGATGCTGTCAACGCAGGGCTAATTGAGCTGGAGGAAAGATATAACGAGGCCCGAAAGGGAAAGAAACTCGCAATGGCTGTAGCACTTCAAGGTCAGATAATTTCTTACAAGAAAAACTTTGGACTCCAGTAACAAATTGGAGGATACCTAAATGGTAACGGCATTTACAGGCACCGATGGTGCCTCTGGTGGTATGAGGTCTATCTTTGATAGCAATGCTTATACTACCAAACAGAATGTATCAGAATTCATTGATGCAATCGACCCTAGGGATATCCCACTACTTTCCATGTTGGGCATGGGTTCAGAAGCAGGATCTGCAGTAGCAGGTGCTGATTCACTAGCGTACCCTTGTCTTGCTACAACGCATACATGGCAAAGTGATGAGTTAATCCCTTCACAAGTTGCACTAACTGGTTCAGACGGATCAGGTGGTGAAACACTAACAGTTGGAACAACTTCAGTTAACTACTTTAAGATAGGCGACTTGATTAACGTAGGTAACGTAGCCCGTACTTACGGTGTTGTTACAGCAATAAACACATCTGCAGGTACGCTAACTATTGCGGCTGCAGACGAGACTGAAGACGCTGCTCACGGACTAGGTGTTAACGTATCTGGTCAGACAATCTACAATCTCGGTAACCTACAAGCAGATGGTGCGACCTTCTCTACGGTCTACAATTCAACTGCAATAGGTACAGATAGTAACTACACTCAGATCTTCCACGATGCAGTATCAGTTTCTGGTACTTCAGAGTCAGTTGAGAAGTTTGGTATTACTAATGAGTTTGATAGAGAGTTTGCTAAGAAGTTCCAAGAAATCGTAATTAAGCTTGAAAGAGCTGCTCACTACGGTATCAGGAATGACCTTCCCGCTTCTAACACTGCACAAGCAGCACGAAGAATGGGTGGTCTGTACGGGTTTATTAAGACCTCTACTACTGCCAACGTAACAGATGCTTCTGACGCTAAACTAACTGAGAAAACTCTTGTCGATGCTCTACAAGATATCTGGAATGATGGTGGAAAGCCAGACACGATTCTAGTAAACGCAACACAGAAACGACAGCTCTCTTCTTTCGCTAGCCCGTATGTACGGACTGACCGAACTGAAAGTGCGCTCGGTGTAATTGTTGGTACTTACGAGTCTGAGTTTGGTGACCTAGACATTGTTCTTGATCGCTATGTACAGGCAGAAGACTTGATTATAGTGCAAAAAGAGTACTTAGGTATTGGTGCACTTAAGGGTAACGGCAATGACCGTTCATTCTTTACAACACCAGTTCCAGTAGACGGCGACCGACAGATTGCTGCTATTACTGGAGAGTACACAATGGAAGTACGAAACGCGACTAAGGCCCACGGCTGGATTCACTCGTTGAGTACTACCTTAAGTTAAAGGAGGAGGTGATATAAATGGGTAACACTGCAGAATCATTTCGGTTCTTTGGTCATACTATGCCCAAAGTTGATGATCACTTTCGATTACCGATAACAGTACACATTCCCGGAAACTTAGCAGAAGACGAGGGGTATAGTGATCTCACCACTGGTGTAGTCGCTGCTTTCTCTGCTCCTGCTTCTGGGTACATAGATATGTATGACTGGTACGTTGGAACCCAAGATGGGGGAACTGATACAGTAATACGACTTACTAACGCAACCACTGCTGCATACTCTACGCTAACACTAGCGGCTGGAGTAGATGGAGCTTTTGGTACNGCAATNGCNNNCTCTGATGAAACTTATTTCACAAAGGGTGANNTNGTTCAAGTTGATGTGCAGTCCTCACACGGGACTCACGCTGTTGATACAACGATGATCTTTCATATGAGAGTTTAGTATAGCTAGTTAGGGGGGATTAAGTTCCCCCCTTCTACTATAAAGGAAGTGGAAAATGTCAGGTGGAGTATCTTATGGGCACAATTTACAAAATTCTATGCCCTATATGGACAACTTAACTTTAGTATCGTCTGCTGCTAGAACTGCGAGTGATACAACAACTGTGAAAGGACTTGCTCCATATACGAGTGCTTACTTCATGCTTGATGTTACATCCGCAGCCACAGAAGCAGGTGACAAACTTGCTGTATTTATTCAGCGAGAAATGCCTAATGGGGACTGGATGGATATTGTATCCTTCGCAGAAGTCTTAGGTAACGGGGGTGCAAAGAAGTATCGTGCTGATGTGTATCCCGGTGCTACAGGCGGTGAAACGTCTGGAACAATTAATGATGGAGCACTGACGGCTGGTTCAGTTGCTGACCTTGCATGGGGTGATGCACTCCGTGTAAAGTGGNCAGTAACAGATGCTNGTNCAGACAATGCTTCGTTTACGTTTTCAGTAACAGGGACNTTTAGAGTATAATGGCTGATAATACAACAGGGGCTGGTAACGTAGGTATTGCTGCTGGTAACACTGGTAGTCAAGAACAGTACGGTGGAAGCGACAACTTATATGCTAAGTTTAAATACTCTGCTGTAGAGATTCAGAATATATACAGAAGAATAAGAAGAAGGCGATTAGCCTAGAGGAGAGGGAATGGCAGGAACAACAGCATATCCCGCTGCGTTAGATGATAATACTAACCTAAATGAGAACCTTGCGGATAACGTAGATACCGTTGCGGCTGCTCATCAAAACAACCAGAACGCTGCAATTAAAGAACTACAAGAAAAGGTAGGTATTACTGCAAGTACCGCTACTACTACAAAAATACTTATTGGTGGTGCGTCGGCAGGAACTAGTGAATGGTGTACTGTATCTGGAGATGCAACAATCTCAAACTCAGGTGCAGTAACAGTGGTTGATAATAGCCACGCTCACAATGCAACAACACTAACTGGTTTAGGAAACTGGAAAGCATTACATACTAATGGTTCTGGTGCTGCTACTGAGTTAGCTGTTGGTGCAACGGGTACGGTTTTTAAAGGACAAGGTACTACTGCAGCACCAGTCTTTGAAACAGTTACAACTACTGAAGTTGATGGTGGAAACTGGAAAATTCTATATACGGATGGTGCAGGTGATGTAAACGAACTAGCTTTGGGAGCATCTGGAACTCTATTAACAGGTGGAGGTACAGGTGCTGCACCAACATTTGCTGCAGCAGCTGCAGTTACAGCAACAACTATTAATGGTGGTAACCATAAAGTATTATACACTGACGGTTCTGGCGATGTAACTGAGCTAGCACTTGGTGCAGCTGGTACTGTGCTAGCAGGAAATGGAACAACATCGGCACCCGCATTTGAGAATATTACAGCAACAGACATTAACGGAGGGAACTGGAAAGTTTTCTACACTAATGGCTCTGGTGATGTAGTTGAAGTTACACTAGGTTCTGATGGGCAAGTACTTCAATCAAATGGAGCTACTTCGGCACCTACGTTTGAAACGGCAGGTGGTGGCGATGATTTGCTAGTAGGACGTAGCTTCGGTCTGAGACAGAATACAAACCCAGCAGCAATAATTACAGATACTGGCGGTAAGGGCGCATGGACTTACGACACTAACTGGTACGATTAAGAATAGGAGATATAAATGAGACTTTCAGGAAGTACAAAAGGACAAGGTATAAGTGTGGCGGCAACTTCAAGCGGGGG